CAGAGCAGCGCGCTTATCGCCATTCCTGGCGTGGCCGGTGCTATTCCAATGTATGATGTGGATGGGATGCTGATCCCCTTCGAGTTCGTACAAGAGTTCTTGGATGGGTGCGGCGGCGAAAGCCTTGCCCCTGTCCGTCAATGGGCAGATGGCAGCAACGGGCGCACCTGGGCGCAACAGATCACCAAGTTCTATGTTTCCCGCGGGCTGGCCCGTCCTGCGGCGGGCAATTCTTCTGCATCCTGGCGCGTACCGTTTGAGGATGCAATGGGCTGGTTCAGCCTGATAATGGAATAGGCCCGCGTCTACGTGGTGCTGATGCAGAGATAGCCGCTAAAAGAGCAAGCCCCCTCGAAGTAGGGGGCTTTTTTATTGCGTGAAATTAAATGCTTTCGATAAGTACTCTTACCATAAGCATGAACCGCCGTAATTACCGTGTAATTACAATGGCCTTGGCGCTGGCGTTCTACGCGGCACTCCAGGGCGCGGGGTTGGCGTTGGTCTCCTCGGCGCTGGGGTTGGCGCAGGTTGCCTGCGTCGGCGCGTTCCGCCACCTCCGCCTCCGCCTCCGCCTCCGCCTCCGCCTCCGCCTCCACCTCCACCACGTGTGGTAGGGACGGGATCCACAGGCAGACGGGCGGGATGAGCAAATCTAGGCATAATAATCCCCGTGGGTGTGCCTGTGCCAATGGATATTGACTGGTCATCGTCGCGGTAATCGGTCTGCGTGATGACGAATGTCAGCCCGGAACCGGATAAGTCCTCTTTGAAATTCTCGATCTTGATGCGCTTTCCGGCGCGCACCTGGCTGACGGGTTCTATGTCGCCTGACTTTTTTCGGACAAAACTTTGAAGGGCCAGCGATCCAATCAGGCGCCACTGTGGGTCTTTATAAGTTGTCAGATAGCGTATACCGGTATTATCGGCCAGGGTTAATGTCCCCTCTCCAATGTTGATGACAGCGGCGCGCCTGCCGTAGGCATCAATGCTCGCCTGGTTCTTCAGGCTGGCATTATTATCCGGCGACCTGTACCATACCCAGCCGTTCACATCCGTATACGACACGGTGATCCAATTAGCGATAGCGTCCACGTCCTGCGAGATATTGATTTCCCCGACCACATTTTTTTCGTCCACGCTGACAACGTAATCATAATCATCGGTGTCCGGGTATTGTTGGAGGAATAGTACCGGCTTGCCGTCTGGCGTCGTTGCGCGCTCGCTGTGGTGCAATCCGTATGCCCAACGATTGTTTGCCGCGTCGCCCGCAGATACCGCAGCATCTAATATTTCGGCCATGGCTTCAAAATCATCTGCGATGAACGGCTCTAAAGTAAGTGCGCTGCCAGCGGCTTCCACGAAACGCGTGCTGCTATTCAGGTCGGCGACCTCTAAGATGATATCCTTAGCTACTACCTCCATTGTGACCGGACGGTTATTCTCCGAATAAACTTTGACGTTGCTGATTTGCCCATAAACGGTGCCATCGGAAGCGGGCGTGTGAGTGCTGGTCGCCTTCAGTCGGAATGCCAATACATCGGGATAATTCAGCGCGGTGGGCAGGATATATGTCTGATTGGTTCCCGATCCGCCGCCCGAGACGATTACCTGTTCGCCATTTACGACGTCGGCAAAATTGATATTCATGTTTGCCCCGCCCTGGTTGTAATCATAGGTGACGACCTTAATGGTGTCTGCATGGGCAGGCCGATAAAGGACGCTGGCAACCTCGCCACTCGTCCAGGATACGTTTTTCGGAGTTATTCTCAAACGACTGGTGCGGTCGACATCCGCCTTTTCTGCGGCGCTGGCTGTCGTATTCCATTCCCAGACATCATCATTCAGCCTGTCGTCTGCCCAGCGTTTCCGCCAGCGCCAACCCATCATAATCTTACCCCAGGCGCCAATACAGCGTATCATTATCCCCTGGGCAGTCTCCTCTAATGATCGTTGCATATTGGTGATGTAACCCTCATATACCACCAGCCGCCCATTGCGGATAACGACGCGCTTTGCCCCCTTGAGTTGCCAATGGTTGAAAATATTGCGCCCTATGTAAAAAGAGGCGGTAGCGTAGATACCGCCCGGATAGGTAGTCTGGAATGCCAGCCCATTAGGGCGCGCCAGCCCGCCAGAGATATCGTGTATCTGGGTCGTGCCTGTGGAGTAGGCCTCTATAGTCAGGGCGTTGGGCGGATATCTCATGCAATTGCGTACCTCGGGATGATATCGGTATAGACATAAGTCAGTGTGCGGGTGATCGTATTCGCCTCGCCGTCGCCGCCCAGCAGGGAGAACAGGATATTGACCTTGTTAGGAAGTAGCTCCAATGGGTCGCGCCCTACGGTCGCCGGCTTGCCGGTCAGATTGTATTGCGTTCCGCTGGCCTGCACGATATACGCCTCCCTGCCGCTGATGAGGAAAAAGTCCGAGGCGGATAGTCCCGAATAGGTCAGCTCAAGCAACGGCCTGGGTGCCAGGAATATATAGTCGATTGTCACATTAGCCGCGCCCGCCGATGTGCGCACCAACACCACCCCGATATCTACCTGGTCATCCAGGATGATCATTGAGCTGCGCCGGTGCGCCAGCAGGTCGCGCTTGGTGGGGACCAGGATATTGTCCAGCACGAACACCCGCCGTGTCGCATCTGCGACGATGGCCTTGAAATCGGTAAGCACGGCGTTGGAGCCGGTTAAATCCCAGAACGTCGCCGCGGTCAGGTTCGCGCCCGCGTCGGATAGGCGCGCGATCAATGCCAACGACCTGCCTGCCAATGGGTCGAAATAGTTGATGTCCGTCAGGGCGGTGACGAAAACATTCGTCGTGTTGACCGATTCTGTCCTTACATCGCTATCCACATCCGCGCTGGTGGTCGCCGTCCCCCCCGCGTTGCGGAAGAAGTTACCCGCCGGGTCTGCCCATTCGTCAAGCTCCGCCTGCGCCAGTATCAGCTTCGTCTCACTGCCCATTGCCCCAACGTCGATCAGGTGCTCCGTCTCCGCGGGGACGTTTCCGGGTATGCCGCCGAATACGGCGTAGTTATGATAGGTCGTGCCCTGGATGGCATTGTCCACGATATCATCCCCGTCTTTGGTCCAACGATAGGGGATCGGACTAAGCATTTGGTTATCTGCTATCAGGGGTTGAGCGTTGTTATAGTCCGCAAGCGCCTGGGCGGCGGTCATTTCGTGGGAGTAGAACTCCAACCCTTTGAATGTGCCGCCGATGTGTTGATCTGGTATAGAAGTAGAGCCGAGGTAATTGTATGTCCCCAGCGTGGGCGGTGTATAAGTTGCGTTTCCTGCGCCGTCCGCCGCGCCATTGACATACAGCTTCAGCCCATTTGCCTTGCTCCAGGTGCAGTGGATGATGAATGTATCCCCCGCCGCAAAAGAGCGCGTTGCGCCGTTGGCGCTGTTCGTGCCATCTGTAAAAATAAAGCGGTCATTTGTAAAATCAAAAGATAGCCCAAAATTACTGGTCTGATTTCGGAATAGGAAAACATTACCCGTATACGCCGTATTCGCGCTATCCGTTTTCCAGACCATGCGCATCGTGCCGCCGCCAACGTCAATCTGTTGTTCTGCCGGGAAGCGCAAATATGTCTCCGTAGATGTGCTGTCACTGGCGTGAGCCGTACCATTCCAGATGCAACCCAGCATATCGCCATACATGAACGGATTAAAAAACTTGGGGGCTTCTTTAACTTGCGCTCCGTCCACATAGACGGTATAGCCGTTCTTTACGATAATTCCATAGGGATGCGGCGGGACAGAAGCCACAGTGATATCCGCTCGCAGCCGGTACCATCCATTCGATGCTGCGCTATAAGTCGTCGTCTGGGTCGAGCCATTGTAGGTAATTTCTACCTGCGTTGCAGATACTACCCCGCCGTCGGGCAGCTTGACGTAATAAGATAATGTAGCTGGCTGACCAACAGTCAGCGATAGCGATTGCGTAAATGTATTTAGCGTGGTGCCGCGCGAAATTACCCTGGCCGAGTTCTTGCCAAATAGACGGTAGCGTTTATCCGTATTTTTGCTGATTGCCAGGTTTGATCCCGCCGTCCAGCCATTATTGTACGTGCTGTGCCCGAAGACAGGGTTACTATGAAAATTAGTATAGGTCTCGCCTATGTGCAGCCCCGAGAGCAGGCCATCCTCGGAGAAGATATTATTCTCCCAGACAAACCCCTTCGCGCTGCCCACGCGCTGGCTTAATCCCCTGGCGTAAGGCTTGATCTCCATTTCCACCGGGACGCCAGTCAGCAGGGTCGTCCGCTGTCCCGCGCTGCCGTAGTCCTGAGGCTTATATATCGCCCCCCAGATAACCTCGCTCCTCAGGTACGCGCCGAACTGCCCCCAGATAGGCTCGGCAGGGACGTTGTTATCTGGGCGCCATTCCAAATACAGCGGATCACTCTCATCCCCGGCCTGGCGCAGGAATTTATCCACGTCCCTGATGGCTTGCTCGATCTCCGCGGCTGAGCTGCCAGAGATATTTATCCCAAACGATAGGCTGGAATTAACCGCTACCATCCCAACCCTATTAGCGCCGCCAAAGCGGTTGGTCGCCGTCCCCCCCGAGGTCTGGATGTGCTCGGTAGTGGTGGGCGGGATAAAATCATCCGCCAAGCTATACCGCCCTGAGGATAGATCGAGCGTCCTGTTGCCTCTCGTTAATCTGGCTACGTATGCCATGTATCACCCCGCGTACGATAGTCCTGCAAAGTCGCCTCCACGGTTTGCCTCAGCTAAATCCATGATGATTCGGACGACCTCATTGGCAATATCTATGGCCGTTGTTCCCTCTGTGCCATAGACATTGATAGCAGGTATAGTAATACTTAGAGAGCTCCCCCAGCCCTGCATTTGGGGGATTTGAGGGACGGTTTCTGCTGCGGCTTGCGTGGCTGCCCGGACTGGCTCGGAGATGTTTTGGCGCACCCCCTGGGCCATTCCCTGCATGAGCGATTGTCCAACCAACATAAACTTTTTCGATGGAGAATCGATACCGAAAAATCCTTTTACTGCTTCAAAAGCTGCCGCTGCCGCGCGTAAAGCAGCATCCTTGATAATTCCTGCCGCCGCTGTGATCCCATTTGCAATACCCTGGATGATCGATGTCCCTACCGCTGCCCAATCGGTCTCGGTAAACCAGGTGCGGATATTATCTATCAATATAGTTATTTGCCCCCCGACCCACGTACCAAAAGTAGTGACTACTTCCTTAAAGGCATTCCAGGCCCTGTCCCAGCCCTCGCGTAGCTTTTCGCCAAATGCGCGCCAATCGCCTTCAAGGGCTAACTGGAACGCCTCGAATAGTGTCTTGAATTGGGCGGCAAAAAAATCGAATATCGCGAGAATCCCATCCCAGATTTCTTGTACTTTGGCGATGATCCCTTCGCCGTGTTCAGCCCACCAGTCGCGGATTGACTGGATAAACCCGCTTATGAGCGGTCCAGCCCAGGCGATAAACGCATTAATACCGTTTACAATTCCGTCCCAGATTGCCTTCGCCCTGGCAATGATCTGTTCTCCGTTCTGCGCCCACCACGCCTGAATGGAGGTAATGAATCCCCGAATCAGAGGCACCAGGAACGCGATCACGGCTTGAACCTTATCGCGGATCCCGCCCCAGTTGTTCTCCCAGGCATTGCGCAGTACTGCGACCGCCAATATCACCGCTGCAAACGTTAGAATAATGGGGGCAAGCGCACCAATTAATCCACCAATGAGCGGGATAATTACTGTTGCAATAGCAATCCCCAGGGCAATAAGCACATCTTTCCAGGAGACAAAGGGGCCAATAACTTCCATGATCTGATCTTTTAAACCAGTAATAAATTCGACCACCCCCAGGAATATCTCTTTTATCTTCCCCGCCTGCTCGGAGGTCGCGCCAAATGCCTTAGATAGATTGAAGACCATCTTACCAAATAAACTGATTGGAGATTCCCCCTTTTTCAGTCCAGAGAAAAACGCCTTGAATGCCGAAATCAATCGGCCCAAAAATTTAGCGATAGGTTGCAGGAATTTGGGTAGCTTCATAAACGCTTCGCCAATCAGCGGCCCGCCAGCCGCCACATCTTTTATATAATTGGCAAAGTTATTTAATGCCGGTAATATCTGGGATGAGACGAGCTTAAAAAATTGCCCCAAAACAGGTAGGGCAATGCTCCCCAGAGTTGCCAGTAAATTCTCTAGCTCCGCTTTCGCTATTCTCTGCGCATTAGCAAGGTCTCCAGAGGTGTTCACGAAGTCGCCGGCGATCCGGTCTGTTTGCTCCATTAGCAACGCCATGGCTGCCTGCGCATACGCCGCGCTGTCTGTCTGGCGCGTGATATCGCCCAGGCCCATTTCCATCGCCTTTGCTTTGATGGCTATGTCGGACAGATCAACGCCAAATCGGCGCAGTGGGAGCGACATGCCTTGCAAACCCGATTGGATGGCAGCCAGGGCATCTCCAACCTCGGTGTTGAAGATACTGGCCATATCCGCGGCGCGTTGGGTAAGATCGATTGTCCCTTTTGTGGCCGATTTCAGGTCGATTCCAAAGTTCAGGAGCATCGCCCCGGTTTCGGCGGCCATTTGATTGAACTCGCGCCTGGAAAGCCCGGCTGTTTTCGAGGCGATCTCGCCGAATCTCTGAATCTCCTCGGCTGTCTCGCCAAATATAACCCTGGTCGCATTTAGAGCCTCGTTCAGGTTGGAGGCCGCTGGGATGGCCTTGGATGCTAACAATCCCAACCCAGCTCCAAGCGCGGCGATACCGCCAGCCGCAGCACTGAGGGCAACCGTACCGAGAGTCTTCAAATTCCCTGTCAGGCCGCGCAATGCGCTGCTGGCTTTATCTTGCAGGCCGATGATGATTTCGAGTTCGCTTCTACTAACTGCCACCCTTAGACCTCTGTTTGTCTTTGGCCCATTTTTGCTCCTCGCGCAGGCAAATTAGATGGGCAAGAATAGTATCGAGCGGGATTTGCGCCAATTCACCCGGCGTGCAATGGTAGATATCCCGGCATAAGATCATTTCGATGTATTCTGGCGGTGCTGATCCACCCGCGTACAGATGTTTCAGCATCGCCAGTTTCAGTTTTTTGCTTCGCCAAGCGGCATAGAGCTGATTAAGAAAACCTGCTCTTCTTGGGTAAGTTGCTTGCGGATAACGTCGTTTTCTCCAGGCTGAGGTAATGGCTGTCCATCGTCATCGACCCAGTTCCATTCCTTGACCGTGCGATCCAGAAGGTCAAAAACAGCATCGAATGTCCCCTCGTCCAGCTTGGAGATATCCACATTGCCGCTTTCTATCCCCTCCAGTTCGGCGACTTTTAGAACCACTGCAAGAGCATCAAAGCCAGGAGATTCAAACAAGACGTAAGAGCCTTCGCCCTGAATCTCTGAGCTATCCACGCGGCGATACTTCTTATGTTTTCGCTCTGCCATTTATGATCCTTTCTACCAGGCTGTGGCAATAATCGAGCGCGTGATACCCGCGTGCTGTACGACAAAATACCCGTGCATCGGTCCGTCCTCTTCGCTGTCCGGTTCAGGGAAACGAAAATCGAGCACGAAACCCGAGCTGGTCGTATAACCCGCATCGCCCACACCGCCGCCCTTTGGCGACCAGCGCACGTACATCGTCCCACCGCCAGCCGCATCGAACTGCGCCCGAGCGACCTCGAATGCATCTGTGGCAATCTCGGTATAGATAATATCTACCCTGGTTTGCCGCGGGTTTTTCTTGCCTACTTTGACGATGGGATTTTCCCCGTCGAAAGTGTAGGCCTGGCCGGTACGCCTATCGCCGCCGTCCGGCGTGACGTGGTTGGAGTGTCCGCTGATATCCGTCCACGCGCTCCCATTGATGGATATACCTATATAGGCCGCGCCTCCCCAAATACTGTCAGTTGTTTGAGCCATCTTTCACCTCGCTTGTTTTATTTTCCTGCCGTAACTCAGCAGGCTTGATTGCCCGTTTCCTCATCAACACGAGCGCCGTTTCATCATCTAACTCAACCTCTTCGCCCGGATAGGCAAAGTCGGACCCAAAAGATAATGTTTCCAATACGATGTATCTAGCCATGACCTGTGACCTCGGTTATCACCGCCCAATACGATATTTCTCCCACCAGCACCTCCGCTATCCGCATTATCCAGGTCAGCTTGCCCTTTACCACCGTGCCAACTGCCGCCCTCAGCGCATTGGAAACGTTATCCATCATCCCCACGGTGCCGGCGAAGTTCGCCTTTTGCGACCCCTGCCCAATCGCCTCATAAGCTACGATGAGCTGGGCTGTAAACGTTGGCCAGCCGCCGTGAGCATCGAAGGTCATTGCCCCCTCCGCGCCCGTCGGAAACTGCACCCACTGAGCGGGCAGGTCATTGAGCATCACTGGCGGCTCGTCCAGCTTATAGTACACATCGCTGATAGCCAGGTCGCCCAGGTTCTTGACGAAATTTGCATATGTGGTCACAGGCTGGCCCTCACGTATCTATCCAGGATCATCTTCACATCAGGCGGGATGCCCTTGGGGATTAGCAACGCCCCCTGCTCCGGGATGGCCGTCACGTCGAACACCTGCGCTTCGCGCTGCTTATACCAATATCCTGCCAGGCGGACACAGGCATGGACGATATCACCGGGCGGCGTTGTGCTGTACCCCCACGATCCGGCGACCACAATCACCCCTTCGCTATTGCCGTCGGAGTCATCCTCCCAGATCAGATTACTGCCCTGTTTCAGTCGTATGGCATACTTGGGCGATTCGTTCAGCGGCAATAGCTGATAATCGGCGGAAGCAATTGTCGTCCCATCGCCGTTGGTCAGCGTGGTTACTGCCAACAAATCCTCGTCCGTATATAGCATCCTTCCGGAGGGTTGGTCAAAATACCTGGTCTCCGTAGCGGCCTCGAACTGGCGCCTGGTATATTGCTCGATTGCCTTTTGCGCCCTGGAGATCAGCGATTCAAGCAGGGTATCATCCTCGGCCCCGTCTTTGCCCAGGTATTGTTTTACGTCAGCCGCATCACAGTAAGCCATATTCCACGTATCCTTTCAGCGGATCGGGCCAGTAAACCCGATCGCCCTCGATATGCCCGCACACCACCCCGCAATCATGTTTTTGCATATAGCCCCCGGCCTGGAGGTCGAGCGAGAAATACCAATCGTTTGCAATCAGCTCATCGGTATTTCGGAACGGTATTGCCTCCAGCACGTGCCGCCAGATCAATGTGCAGCCCATCCCCACGCCGACCGTTTCTACTGCTCTGCCCCAGGCGGCTTGCATCAAATCCGGGTATTCATCGAAGCTCTTGCTGCCGCGTATCTCGGGTGTCACCCTGCTAAATGCCAACCAGGGGTGTTTGCCGTGCCTGGATACATACAGCCCATACACCACATCCGCCTCTATCCTGGTCATGCGCTCCAATGCAAGTGGGGGTAATATCATGTCAGCCTCGACCGTAAAAAGAGCATCATAGCCGCCGTCAAGAGCCATTTTGCGCGCCGTGTTGTATTTATAGGTAATGTTGTCGTTCTTTTCCGTCCAGCTCGGGTTGGCGATCAAGTCTCCCCTCCCATAATGGATATCCAATGGCCCCTCCCATTTCAGGGCGTCGATGCTCTCCCGCGTCCTGGGATGTATCCCTGGAGAGCTAGGTGATAGGGGGCAATACAACAGGATTCTCAGCATATTTGTTGAACACCATAAAATAGCCGCGGCGCATATTTGTGCCGTCATCCATCATGCCGATCTGGGTCTTATCCACCAGACAGGTTATTTCCCGGATGTGCAGGAAGTCGGCTATCTCGCTCATCCTGATCCATAAATCCCAATCCTCGTGGCTGGGCAAGCTCTCATCGAACCATCCTGCCTCGTCGATCAGATTATGCTCGTGCATTACGCAGCACACGGGGAACTGGTTGACTCGTCTAAGCCCCTCTCGGTCGAAGTCCTGGGACATATACAGCTTCGGGTTTCCGCCGCGATACTGGACGTGTGCGTCGGTGTAGGCAAACCGATAACCGCCTGCCAGACCTGAGACAAGCTGCTCCAGGTGGTTTGAGTAAAACTTATCGTCGTCGTCAAGATACGTGATGTATTCTCCATAAGCGTTCCTTATCCCCGTATTTCTCGCCGCGGGAAGCCCCTGGTTTTCTTCGTGCTCGACCAGCCTGGCAAATCCAAACTGCTCGACAACTCCGCGGATATCCACCCCACCATCATTGACTACCACTGCCTCATAATGCGGGTAGGTCTGCTCCAAGATGCTCACCAGGGCGCGGTGCAATAGCGCAGGGCGGGCAAATGTAGGCACGATCACGCTGACAAGTTTTTCAGATACCATTCGATCCAATTCCCTTCGTAGATACATTCTGCCCCCAGCGGGTCATCTGCCGCCGGATAAGACATTTTGTGGCGGTTGAAATGCGCCAGCGCGCTCCTGACGCCCTCCCTGGTAAACGGGATGTATGTCTCCCCGTTCCAACCATCCGTTTTTCCGCGCTTGCACCGTTTCATGTGCAGCCCGGACCAGCCCATCGAAATGCCCTCGCCGGGGTTCTGCAAGACCTCCCATTTATCCTGGCGCTTGAAATGATAGGCCGGGTTATTGGGCACGACCGCCTCGTCCCAGCCGCCATTGCGCGGGTTATCCCAGGAGACCATATCGCACATCTCGCCGGCCATGTTCAGCACCACCCGCCCGTAGTAGATATATTTGTCGGGCTGGGCTTGCACCCGTTCAACGATGTCTGCAAATGTCGATGTAGCAATCACGTCGCCCTCAACCTTGACGATCCAGGAATAGCGGCATTTTGTGAATGCCCAATTACTCATGTGGACCATGTGCCCCGGCGCGTCGGGGTCTTTGGCGTAGAAGCCGGGCGTATCAATCCAATCGCACTCGAATGGATATTCATGTACTTTGATACGTCTGTCCTCTCCAGCCATGCGATAGGCCCTCTCTGTAGTGTCATCTTTAGAGGGCTGCACCACCAGTACCGCCTCGTCCAGCCAGGGCAGATGAGACCGGATCGCGGCTTCCATGAATTGGCTCTCGTTGCGCAGGCGGAAGCATCCCGAGAAACCGAACGTCTTTGGGGCACTCCAGGCCTCATAATCAATTTCGTAGTTCAAATGCAACCATCCTCTTGCTTGTCCGATATGGTTTGAGTTTCACAGAAGTCTCGATAAAATCCTGGATCGGCGGATCATCATAATCATGAAATAAAACAAATCTATCTGTTGAAGCCCACACATTTTCCCAATCTGCCTTGACATCCTGAACCGTATGGCTTCCATCGATCAATGCCGCATCAAATCGCACAGAAGCGGGGAAAGGCCAGGGATGCGACTTTGCTTTGACAATTGATATCCGGTGCGCAACGCCAAAGCGCACAAAATTTTCCAGGACCGTCTCAACACATAAATCATCATCGTAATATTTATCGAACGGATCAACAGTACATATCCGCAAATCGGGATTCGCCATTGCAGCCAGAATTGCAGACCCACCCCATAAACACCCGATTTCCACCCATGTTGAAACCTGTCCTGCTATCTCCTCAATGATTTCACATTCTGGCTGTGTCATGGCTATTCTGCCGGTAATCTCCCTGACAATCCTGTCATAAGACTGCACGTTCAACCATCCCCAATAAATCCAGATGATATTTAGCCGTCCACGCGTTCGGATATCCGTTGGCAGTAGCTCGCTCCAGCGCGGCGAGCGTCCCCTGGTCACCCATCCCACAGCGGATGTACAGTATTCCGAGCTGGGCAGTAGCGCAGGGGTCAAACCCCCAGCCGTAGCCGTCCCTGATCTCGTAGCGCGTGTAACCGTTGTTCATGTAACTGCGCATCCATTCCAGTTTTTCCTGGACATATTCCCGTTCTCCAAGCTCCAGTGCGCCCTCCAGGGCGTAAGCGATGTAATGGACGCGGTTATCTGCTATCTTCTCGGGCAGTTGGCGGGGTATCCCCATAATTCCATTTACCCGGATGGTGTAATCGTTGTGCTCATCCCGCTCCGGCGTGGTCCAGAAAACCCCACCCTCGTGCATCCTGGAAAGCCATTCGCGCGCCCTGCCCGCTGGCTGAGTGAGATAGGTCATGCTCAATCCCTCCAGGCACGCGGCGGTATCAAAAGAACGTGGCTTGCCATCCAGCCCATTAAAAGAGCCGTCTTTATTCTGCACCTTCCCCAGCCAATCGGCAAAACCGATCGCCATTCCGATTTCGTCATAACGTAACAGCGTGGGGATGAGATAGCCAGTTACCTCGGGATAAGCCGGGCCGCCAGCCCAGGCGCGCACTCCGCCTTGGGGGTGTAGATTGTTTTTGATCCACTCCAGCGGTCGCGGCGTCATCGCTTCTCCAGTACACAGTGGAAGCAAGATAAATTCCACTCGCCGTGATTTACGGCATTGTCCTTGCGGTAGTCAGACATCCCCTTATGGCGCAAACCCGCCGCCCTTACTGCATTGTTGAATTTATGCAGCGGCAGGCCCGGATAGACCGGCGTGGGGTTGTTATCGTCATACGGCGCATCGAAGGTAATCACGACCAGCCCATCATCTTTGAGCAGGCGCCCGAACTCTTTTAGCGCGTGGCCGGCGAAGTCGCCCAGGTCTTCCAGGACGGAGATGCAGAAGATCGCGTCCAGGCTGCCAGCTTCCAGCGCCTCGATCTTCTGGCTGAAGTTGGCGATAACGAAGGTCATGTTGTCGGGCCTGGATTGCGCCAGCAGTCGAGAGTTTTGATCGACCGCGTAAACATGTTCGCAAATCCCCGCCAGCGCGTCCTTGAACGGTCTGTACATCCATCCACAGCCCATGTCGGCGACTACCTGCCCCGGCTTTGCGAAGCCCAGCGCCCAGGCGTATTCGTAGGGACGTGACCACCAATCGTGCGGCAACGCGTAGCCCGCCACCTCGCTTACCTTGGGATCATCCCAGCGGAAAAAACCATTCATTTCCAGCCAGCCTCCACATTTTCATTTAGCATTCTGTCCCACCAATCCGGCCCATAACGAGCGGATAAGACCTCCGCCATGTTATTGCCTGCTACCTGGCGGCGCGTCTCCGCGCTCATGTTCATCCGCCCCATTTGATAGCCGATATCGGTGATCTTCTTGACCCAGCTACCCTCATGCACCCACAGCGACCGCCCTTGTTGGCGCGCCTTCCAGCATGTTTCCAGGTCGATCCCCCAGCCGTAAATCAGGTCAGGGTCGAATCGCCCGATGCTGTTAAACCAGTCCGCGCGGTACAGGCTGGCGATATTGTCTATCATCCACGTCCTGCGCGGATAATCTCCCCCGCGGGCTATCAGGTGTGTCCAGGATGTGGTACTGTCGGGTGTAAGCGCGGGATGTATGCCGACCGCGTTGGGCGCATCCAGAAGAAATTGTGCCATCGGCGCAAGCGGGTCACCAAAAACATATTCGGGGAATTCGGCAGAGGTGATGAGAAACCAGTAAGCAAGCCAATCCTCATGGTAACTATCCGCCGCTTCCAGCCCTGCCAGCCAGCCGCCCGTAGTCTGCCGGTTTTTCTCCAGGAACACGTTAGTATGTTTTGACCGTGGGGCGATATCGCTGCCGTTGTCGATCACGAAAAGCATGTGAGGCCATTCTATTCGGTTGTTAATGTGCTCAGCCAGTGCGTCCGTCCTCTCTGGCATGTTATAGTTCACGACAAGGATAGCGACCGTTTCCATTACTCCCTTTCTGGGGAGGGGCGATCCCCTCCGCCCCTCCCCTTCGGCAGTTAGAACTATATGCCGGTGATCTTGGTGAACATGTTGGGGCGGAACACGACAAACGCAGCCCGCAGTTCTGCCAGGATGGTTTGCATATTACGCACGAACTGGTCATCGATGGTGCCAACCCTCACTGCGGATTGCTCGCGGTCGAACAGCGTGCATCCCATAGCGAAGTCGCCCACCAGGCCGGTGTTCTCAGTTATGGCCTCCGATTCGATAACCGGGATCCCCCAGGCAGTGACCGGGCCTGCCACGGATGGTGCACCCATCAGATAGCCGCCAAGCGTTGCGGAGGCCGCGTTCTCACGCGCCAGGCGCACAGCCTGCCAGTCATTCGGGTGCAGCAAGTAAGCCTGCGGACGTCCCTTGCCATTGACGCGCACCAGGGTGCGGGCCTTGAACATAGCATCCAAAACATTATCACTGCCCAGCCCCTGGATGTTGATCCCCGCGGTGCTCAGGATACCGCTAAAGTTTGCCCCGGTCCCATCGCCGCCCAGAACCTGGTCTTCCAATTCCAGGTCAAGGCCCAGAAGCAGGCGCCCATTGATGATGCCGCGGATAGCCGGCCCGTCGGAGAGCATCCGGTTTGTAACCGGGATCCAATGCGCCAGGGTCTTGACGCCAGAGGTGCTGACCGCGTAAGCCAGCGCGCTCTCGGGCTTCGTACCAGAGGTACCGGTCGTCGCGGAAGCCTCAGCGGTCATGGCTGCCGCATTAGTGAAGGTGCTCTCCACGACGTACTCAACGGTGTCGCTCTCGGTTGGGATGCGGGGAACCAGGTCCATAAGGACGATCTCACGCTGCAGGATTTCCACGTAGCCAGGCAGGCGGTCATTAACCACGAACCCGCCGCCAGAGGTCTCACTGGAGCCATAGAGCAGAGTCTTCTGAGATTTCGCCCGCTGCCCCCATTCGATAAGCGATGTGCCCTCCATGAGGGTCACCGCGAACTGGACGCGCGCCAGGTGAGAGTTAAACACACCCGACTGCTTGAGCTCCATGTATTCGCGGCTCTTAATGAACTGGTCGCCTGGAGTAACGCGCATAGCATTCTCGTAATTCTCAGCCGTTGCGCCAGGGCGAAGCGCGCCCGCGGCAGGCTTGTTGTACCGCTCGATGCCCTGCAGGATACGCGCTTTGCGGGATTCCGCATCTTCCTTAACCGCCAGGTGGCTTTCCATCGCGTCGATATCGGTAAGCAGTTTCTTCACCTGGGTCATGTCTTCCTGGTTGGTGATTTCCCCCTTAGGGTACTTTTTCTCGATCAGGTCAGCCTGTCCAAAGGCAACCTTGATCTCCGACCGTAATTCGCTTACGGCCATGTCCGAATAATTTTTCTCAGCCATTTCAATTCTCCTTGAGTATGTCGGCGAACCGCTTACGCAGCTCTGCCAACTGGTAGCTGGTCTTTTTTATCTCAACCAGCGTGATCGGGATCGGCGCGGTATCGAGAACTTTCTGGAGGTCGGTACGCACTGCGTCCAGCTCCGAGCACGACTCAAGGAGCTCCGTCAATTCCCCCCGCTTGATTTCTGACAGCGGTCGGTCGATATTGCCAACCAGGCCGCGTAAATCATCGTATAAACCCTTTATCTCAACATTAAGCCATTTCATCCGGTCTGCCAGCGAGGGCGCGGGCATGATAGGCGCCCATGATTTGAGAGGCATCACGGAATTGCGCGGCTCTGCCGGTACAGGCGTCAGGGTATCATCCAGGCCCAGCGGCCAGGACTTAATCCATACCGCCTTGCCCGTCATTTCGCGCTCCATCAGATGACTGGCGGTACCAGACGACCAGCCCAGCTTTCCCTGTTCTGCGAGTTGATAAATAAATTTCTCATATTTATCCCTCTGGTTAAGCTGCGCCTCCGCCCAAACGCCAAAATCATCAACACGATGTTCTGCTACCCCCAATCTACGTTTACCAATTTTTTTATCAAGCCCGTGGTTATAGTAAACAGTTCCATACAACGGTACGGGATCCGGATCGCCAAAATAGGTATCTTTGGTGAAAAATTCGCCCTCCAGGTCCGGGTCTTCGTCCGTGGTGAATATCACCAGATAGCCCCCCACCCTGCCACCCCCCAATGCTTTTACGGCTCCGCCGTAGGCGACCAGGGTTTCATCCTCGATAATGTCATTTTTCTTAGCCATAGCACGCTCCCATATACTGCTGCACACCGCGACCGCCTGGTCGGGGTCATCTGCGGTCTTATCCTCGATAACAATCGGTATGCAACGCTGTATAAATTCCCCCTTACTCTCCCCCTCGTTAGGCGTTGGCATGGACTTCTACCCCTTTAGGCAGATATATCCGTTTACGCTTTTTAGCTCGATATTGGCTGACGATCTCCGTCCAGGCATATACCCAGCGCCAGGCATTGGCTTCCAGGCTGTGGAACTCGCGCACCTTTGCCAGTAATCTATCTGCCATCTCACTGCGTTGCTGCTCATCCTCGATCAGCCTGGACAGATAATCGAACCAATCATCTTCCGTCTCTGCAATATAGCCATCTACCCCGTGCTCGATCAGCAGGTTATATACCGTTGGGCTAGCAACTACCGGCGCGCCTGAGGCGGCATACTCCATCGCCTTAATGTAGGTCTTTGCCCTATTGAACGTAGTATCTGTCAATGGGCAGCAGCCAATATCAATGTTCACCATCCCTGCCGGATATGCGTCAATCGGCATCCAGTCGATCATGGCGATCCGCTCTTCGGGGACCAGCTCGTAAAACAGCTTTGTGTGATGTCCCTGGATGACGAAGGTCACATCGGGATACTTTTCGGCCAGTCTCCCCCATGCACGAGCCATTGTCTCGATATCTTTATCCGGTCGCAATCCCCCAGCCCAGCCGACGGTCAGCCCCTCGACCTTGCGTTCGTTCATGTCCTGGATTTCCTTGAACCAGCGCAGGTCAATGTAATTAGGCACTACATAAGTCGGCTTGTCCACATAGCGGCGGGTCATCGTTGCGAGCCTCTGGCTGGATACGGTAATCCCGTCGCATTTCTGGATGGTATGCAATATGCTCCCCCGCTTGAAGCGCGCCCTCTCTGCCGTATAGCCCTTGTCTGCAATCAGGCGCCGCTCGAAATCCTCCGAGAACAGGTCGTCGTCGATCTCATAAATCACACAAATGCCGGCTTTGTGTAGCGCCTCGAACCATTTATCAGCCTTGCGCTGTTCCTTGCGCTCCCAGTGCATTCGCGGCAGGACAACCGCATCAAACTTATGGACGATATTAGCCAGGAAATCGTTGTCCTTGAGATCCCATTCGATCCCCTGGTATCCCTGCCGTAGCAATTCGGAGAACGGTAATAGGATGCGCCATAGTGCACATCCGTCCATGTCCCCCACTAATGCCAGCACCCTCGCATGACCCATAAACAATAACCCCCCATCGCGGGATCGCTCCCGCCGATGCGCTGCTATTAGTCTAGCCTCTATACGCCTTACCCGATTGCCTCTGTTACCGCCCCTTCGAGGCCTCTGGAGTCATCTTGCAACCAGGTGTAATATTCAGTCGATGAATATTATATCACAAAATCTAAGGAGCCAATATTACTGCATTTCCTTTTACTGTGCTAGTGCCTTATCGATCTCGTCCTTGATAAATTTCAGGATTGTTTTTTCCTCCTGGTCGATAACCTTCTCATCCGTCAGCCAGCCGCGCGCCCTGTGAAACCTGGCCTGCTTCTCCTCTGACTGCACATACGGCCCATAGCTGACATTATTCCCGATCACCTGCTGAAAGCCGCTTGACCGCTCGCCTATTGTCCATCTGCGCCCCAGCGTCTCAGATGTCTTACTCCCTCCGATGCTGTTATCTCTGCGCCGCCAGCGCGGGCCGTAGCCACGCTCGTACCACCTGCGCTGCCCTGGGCTATTAGCAATGCTCGATGGCGGGTATCTGGCAATTTTGCCTTTGACGTGCAACGCGCCAGCGCGTAGGGCACGGACGGCAATAGCCATGCCCTCCAGGCTATCCAGTTTTCTCAGCAATTTGCCTATTCCGCGGGGATTCTCGGCCATCATGCCCTCACTGCGATTAATTTCGGCAGTTCGTGATTGATCCAACACCGGCAGCGTGGGTGCGCGGGCGGCGGATCAATCCAGCCATCCCCCTGGCGTTTTTCATTCCTGGGCTGGCATATCGGGCAAACAAGCTCGTCGGCGTTGGTCTGCCAAAACGGTGTCATTTCAATGCCTTGCTTTCTTAGCTCACCCGCTATTGCCATCTCTCCCTGGACGCTGGCGCGGGTGACCTCGGTTACTGCAATCATCTCGGCGCGCACCGGTCCGAATGTGCCAGCCAGCGCCCGTTGAAGCTCTCCGATGGTCTGTCCCTGCTGGTAATAGTTGCTCAGGGCGCGGCTGACTACCCTCTGCGTGGTCTCATTCATCCCCTTTATCAGCTCGAACGTATAGGTCGACGACCATCTGATTGCGCCCTCATTCACCAGCGCCCAATCCGCCCCGACCGGCTGGCTCATCATCAATCGCCTGGCCTGCTCCAAGAATATGTCCTCTAAGAAAGGGGACAGGATTTTAGCCAGCGCCCTCCCCTCTCTGGACCAGAAGTCCAGCGGCAGGTTTTCCAGGCGCGGTGGGTCGCCCATTTTCTCCAACAAGTGCCCCCCGTGCGCGGACAGGAAACGGGCCAGCAGCCTCGCCATCCTGCGTTCTAATTCGCCTCGATTCGGTATGTCTGCCATAATTCAGCCGTTGAATATTACTTATCCCGAACTGGGATAGTAATGGTCTTATCCAGTGTACGCCCATCGCTGAGCACCACCCGGTTGAGCACGTCGTAATCATTCCCTGCCGTGCCGCCGGATACCCAGATTGTCGCTACGGTATTAATCAGATAGCTCACGCCCTTGATGGTCACCGCGTTTTTATTGCTGCTTTGCTCGGTAAGACCGGTGGGAACCGTCCAGGTCGAGGTGCTGATCGTCGCACTTTGCAGCTCGCCGTCATCGTTCGCGCTGCCATCGTTGGTGCCGTCCTTATCGCACCATACAACGTGATAGGGCTTGATCTCGTTTGGGTCTTTTGGGGGGACAATAACATTACTCATCATGTTTCTCCTGATAAACTCGCCGGTCTTCGAAGCGCACGTAATGGCGCCGATTTTCAAAATCCACGTATGCGCGCCTGTCCTCGAAACGTACAAATACCCTATGCCCCACGCCTGCCGGGACAAACGCCTGGAGCACATCGGTAACTGAAATGGCCTCTGACGCCTCGATCACCAGCGTACCGGCAAATGCCATTATGGCGTTATCAGTGACTGAGACGTTATCGGTAACAAAAATGGACGGCGTTTCCAGGGCGGAGCTTATTGTTACCGCCTCGGCAACGGCAATGCTCTCGGTCTGGCTGATTGCCAGGGCGTCGGGGAGCGCAATGCTTGCAGTATCCGTAACCGAAACCGCATCTGAGGCGAATATATTAATGGGGATGTCTAATGTCTGTGCTTCACCGACTGAGACGGCTTCGGAGGCGCTTGCGTTGATCTCCAACGGGGCAATAGTTGTGGCGTCGGATATCGTCACGTTATCCGAGATGTTGATCTCTATTTGCCCGGCGACTGGGATAGTGACAGAGGCCGTGTCCGTGATTGAAACGGCGTCACTGATCAGTATCTCTGGCCCAGAAACAACGGTCGTGACCGCTTCTGCAACTGCAACCGCTTCGCTCCGGCTGATTTCGATGGAGATATCGAGCTGCTGCGCTTCGGCAAGAGCAACCGCTTCTAACGCCGATATATCCAGAGTCAATGGCTCGATCTGCGCACTATCCGCAACGGCGACGGAATCGGATACGCTGATATCCAGATCTCCTATCAGCGCCTCGACCTCTACTAAGACAAATTCAGAGACGTTGATGTGTTCCTGGTAATAGCGTACCGTATCCGTAACGGCTACGGCTTCGCTGGCGCTGACAAGGCTCTCCAGCTCCACCTTCGAGCTTTCCGCTAATGCCACGGCATCAGATGTATTTATTTCCCGGTCTGTGATTACTGGGGCTTCGACCTGGACGGTCGCGCTATCCCCTACCGTCACCGCGTCGGAAACGCTGAAACTGCGCTCGACAACCGTGATCGAGGGCGTATTAGAATAGGTAGTAATGGCAGAGGCGCCGTCATAGATGCGCAGGGTAATCGTATTTCCGTCAGCCACCTGTGCGGGGTCTATGGTTAAACACCATTCAGTATCCCAAATCTCCCCACCTGCGCCGGTATTGACAGATCCGCCGGTCGCCTCCTTCATCCCATTGTTGTTAACCAGGAATGTTCCTGTCCCGCCGGTTAGCTGCTGGGTGCAGTCATCGTTGTTGTTGAAATTACTTGACAGCGCAAACTGTACCGGGGTCGTCCCGCTGACCGGGTTATATCCTGCACCCACAGAATAGTACAAGTTAAAGGTCTTATTGGTCCAGAGTCTAGGAACCGTCTCATCGATCCTGAAGCGGACGCGGAAATTCTCCGCCACGTTCTGCGACCAGTTGACGTTTTCGTTGGCTTTCCAGGTAGCGCTGGATTCACTGCCGTTATCGTTGCGCCCGCGAAATCCAACCTGGGTATAACTGGGATTGGTCATCTTGCGCCCTTTTCCTCGTAAACGCCGTATGCCGTGCGGGAAGGGAAATCGGGGTCATTCTCGGCTCGTCGATAAGTGGCGTTCCACAGGTCGTTATTGACCATCTCGCCGACCAGGTAGCGCTTAGGACCTGGAATATACATATATTGCATCATGCCTGGCAGGTCGTAGCCCCGCCAGCGGTTTTCCTCTGGCATCCAGCAGTAGTAGTCTGCGCCGGAGACGATGCGCCGCCCATGATCCGGATCGCGCTCCAGAATAAGAAGCGCCCGATAAAACGGCGCCTGCCAGGGGTCGCCATCGTATGTGCTTCCATCCGCGTAATAGATACGATAGCTCACGAGATTTTTACCCCGCTTTTCCAGTAGGCAAAGTTATCATAGCTGACTTCGATTGACAGGTCGGTCGAAGATACAACCTGGGCTACATCGGAAACGGAAACCGCATCGGATACGGATATACTCAGCTCGCCCTCGACCGGGATGCTTACGGTAGCCGTATCTGTGACTGAGACAGCATCGCTTACGGATATTGCCGGATCGGAAACAATAGCTGCGATTGTCTCTCCAACTGCTACAGCCTCGGATACTGACAGGCTTAGAGCAAGGGGGTCGACCTGGGCCGCGTCAGAGACAGCAACCGCGTCAGAGACAGATACGTTTAGATCACCCTCAACAGGGATACTTACAGTTGCGGAATCTACTACTGATATTGCATCAGCAACCGAAACATCAATAACGAGAGGTTCTATCTGGGCAGCGTCGGCGACGGCTACGCTATCTGTGATATTGAGGTCTGGCAGAATAAGCGGGCCAATGCTGGCAACGTCGGCAACTGCAACCATGTCAGAGACAGCGATCTCAATATTGAGCTCCATTACTACGGTGTCCAGGATAGATACCGTGTCAGATAGGCTCAGATTGGGGATAACCAGCGGGGCAACAGTAGGCGTATCTCCCAGCGTTACGGCTTCGGTTTTGGATACGGTGAGATCTGAAACGCCGCTTGGCACGTAGTCCACCAGCGCCCAGAGCGTCGAAACCCAGGCCGCATCGGCATCGCCGGTAGAGATACGCACCCCGATCTGCATTGCGTCCAGGTCAGACTTCGTCCAGGCTGTGGTGCTCGCCCCAGGCAGGTCGTACAAGACCAGGCGGGAGTTCGCCGCAAATGTCGGTTCGGAGTTAGAGTACCAGGTAGTATTATTTACAAAATGGGTGGCCGATTCCTCGACCGTCCCGCCAGCAGAGGCTTTGATGCGGGTGACAAATAAGGGGTCGGAGCCGGTAGCCGCGGATAGCGTGTGGCGCACGCCCACGGCGACGACGTTGACCGTATCTACATCCGCGGGCGAGGCTTCGCAGTTGTAGTCGTCAATATGTTCCACCGTCCCTGATGACACATAGTCGGTGGCGTCGTTGGGATTAATCTCGTCTGTCTGAGACCAGTTCGCCCCGCTGTCCGTCCCGCCGCGGGCAAAGGCTGCATTGTCGCCCGTCGTGTTGGGGCGTAGCGCGACTACATTACCCGCGCCGGGGTAACTATTTTGAAACGACCCCGAATTATTGTTGATCGCCAGGTCATCGAAATACCACTCGCCCTGCGTCTGCGCCTCGGATTGCAGGTTGCCGCCGATGACGATTGCGTTAGTCCCGGCAGAGAGCGACCGCGTGCTTGAACCGGCGAACTCCGTCCCATTCAGGAGGCAGCGCACGACGCACGCCCCCGCGCCGCCCGAGGCGTTCGTCTGGAACTCGATGCGGTTCTCAAATGACTCCAAGGTCAAAGCGGAGGACGCCGAGCCAATCGCGCCGTCCTCGTCATACAGGCGCAGCACGCCGGTGTTATCCAGCGTCACCCAGATGATAGGGGTTGTAACGTTCGGGCCATCATTCAGAACGACGATCGTATTCTCCGCGCTGGGCAGCGTATCCGGGCGGATATACACCCGCGCAAACCACGGGCCTGTCCCGCCTCCTGCGTATTGGCTGGCTACCCATTTTGGAGTAGCGGAAACCAGCGAATTGATCTGCACGCTGTACCCGCCGCTGCGTTTGATGGTGCTGGAAATCGACGGCCATCCAGACGCGACGCGCGCCGTCCATTCAACGCCCGACGATGTGGTATTAAGCTCAGCGCCGACAATGGCAAGCCTAGCCATGCTCTAACCCCCTGGCGACAATCCGCGCCCGCAGGTCATCCAGTGCGCCCGAAAAGCCTAAATCCTCGCGCAGTTGTCCCACCTCGCGAAATAGTCGGGCGGCTGCAGCCAGCCCCCACAGCGGCACGACCAGCACGCGGCGATCCGCAAGACGCCCAATCTGGAGCTGCAATCCGGCGACGGTGAACATGAGATGGTCGGTGATCACACAGGAGATATCTGCCCCGTAGTCGAAGCCGCGCTTGAGCGTCCAGTTCCAAAAGCGCGGATGTTGTCCTACTTTATCCGCGTTATCATTAGGTGAGTAGAAAACCTTATAGCTGTCTAAGTTATACAGATTGTTGGGCGGATTGATTCCGGTCGGGATAGCCTGGAAGAAAATCGCCTCGTGAGGCACACTCAGACCCGCAATCGTGTAGTAGACGCGGGAAATCCCGACGTCGTCTTGCGTTGTAGGGTCGAACTCCTGACCGGCCAGATTCAGCACATGGCGCTCTACCAATGCCGTAAGAGCGGTAATCTGGTTGCGGTTGGTGGCCGGGTTCTTGTTGTGGATCAGGCCAATGGCGAGGTTCATTCATCCCCCAAAAACATCCTCAGTCCGTATATTTTCTACCACATGAATCCCTAAAGATTCTTCTCTGCCCCAGCGCAAATACACATTTAGCGGCACCAGCCAGCGACCATCAATCAATGGAACGCCGCCCTCAGCGGATAGCGTCAAAACATCATCGACGTTCGGCAATGCCAGGATCGCATCGATTAGCTCTCTAACTTTTGGGTGCATAATATCTCCTATTCTATTTCATCCCACATTGCTATGACTTCTTTTTTCTTGGCTTCCCTGGAAAGCGTACGTTCTGCGATCCCCTTATCAACAAACTCGTCTTTTCCATTATCCCTAAATACAAGGCCCTGTCCCTCATATAGACGAAATTGATAAAACAACCATTCTTTTTCCCCCCTAACACGTATTTTAATTAGTGTTGATTTAGGGATATTATCAATCCTTTCGATTTCTAATTTTAGAAACTCATCATTTATTTCGTTATCATTAATCAATACAGTAGTCATGGAAACAACTCTCCCGTCGTGCTGATGTGGTGACAGAACAGATTAGTATCTACCAGGAACGGATATTTACGGCGCTGGAAGCTGTCCCAGCCGGCCTTCTTGAGATAGCCTCCTTCCATCACTCGTGTACACCAATCCAGATCGCTTGTGCCCATCAGCGAGCGCCAATGCCCAGTTTCGGGATCGTGGAACAGATCCCGCGGGAAGATAAACATCCGCCGAGTCTGCATGCCCTTTACCTGGTAAGGCTCGCAGTCCGGCCACATTGCCTTGAGGATCGAGGTATGGATTAATAGAAATCCGGTCGGGACGCCATCCGCCCAGACCTTCTCGCCCAGCTTGAATTTCTGGTATACGCCATTCCCCCGCCCGCGGAATACCAGCGGCTCGGGCGGCCTGGACTTGGCATAATATAGCCCACTGACTACAGGTATATCCCCGTCCAGCATATATTGGTTCAGGCGGATGAACGCATCCGCCGGGGGCAGGACATCATCCTCATAGAGCAGCAGCCAATCGAAGTTGCCCTCCACGGTATGCTTAACGATCAGGTTTTGAGCGTCTGCAACCAGAAAGCCAAGTGGAACGTATCCGCCCATCCCCTCCATGATGGTAACCATCGACCAGTTGACCGGGATTATCTGGCCGATGCGTGCCTGGTGCCATTCGATGCGAATCGTCCCCAGGGTGGGCGTTCCCACGCACAGCCGCCCAGAGTAGGGATCGGAGCCGGATTTGATTATTGTGGTTTCTACTCGAAGCTCATCGGTCCCCATTCTGTCCTCTCTTTCTCCCATAATTGGGAATCCTCACTATGCCGAATCAACAAAACCTCCATGTTCCACATCGGATCGAACGACACATAGCGGTAATACCACGGGCGCGGTTTGTAAATCTCCCACAGCCGGCTTTGGTGCAGCGGGTCAAAATACGCCCAGGTCGCCTCATTGCAGGGGTTACAGTGTGTCGGGTCCTGAACGAAGCCGGGAGATAGGCCGTAGGGCATTGAGATCATAAACTCCCCGCCAGGCTTGATCACCCGCCAGACTTCATTCATAAAACGGATAAATACACCTCCAGCCGGGCTGATATGCTCCACCAGATGCGAAGCCATTACCCGACTGGCGCACGCGTCGGGTAACGGCCATGGGACTACCTGTAAGTCGTGGACGATATCGACCTCTGGCAGCTCGCGGATATCGATATTGATAAAGCCGCGTTGCGGATGCGCGCCTCCGCCAAGGTCGAGATGGATGCCCGCATTTTGGCTAAGCAATTCCTCGACTTTGAAGCCGTTGGATTTCAGCTCTGAGATATTCGTTTTCAGCTTCAAGCTCCTTTATATATTCGCGGATGGTTAAAACCTCATGGCTGGCTTTAAAGTGGTTGCTGACATGTTTTCCTCGTTTAATCACCTGTAAGTTTTCAATGCGATTATCAGTCTTGACGCCATTCAGATGATGCACTACTTCATCAGTCTCCAAGAAACGCCCAAGATGCTTTTCCATAATAAGCCGATGTTCCTGAATGTAGGGTTTATCAGGAGTTGCATTGGGGTGACCGGGTGTATATAGAAAAACATATCCATTTGCTACCCTTTTCCCTCCACGCCAATTTGCCGCTTTTTTTCCACATCTCCCATTCTGATAGCGCACAGACAGAGATTCTTTTATCGAACGCCGCTCAATTCCATGTCGCTGCATCCAACTTGATACTGCACCAAACGTCGCACCAATTTCTTTGGCAATCTGTTTAGTCGAAAGCATATCAATATGATATTTACGATATAGCCATTCCTTGTTTTGTAAACCCGGATATTTCAGTTTCGCTGGCATAATCACCTCCGCGGAAATTATACCACGAAACATAATATAAAGGTAATCTACGAAAATGTGATATCGTAAGTATAATTAACGTTCTGGTTGGTCGCCCAGCTTGACGACGCGTATGCCGCACCCGCAAAGATCGTGCCGGTATTGGTGTTCGATTGCTGGAACAGGCCGATATTGCTGATATTGACGGTTGCGGTGTTGTGGCTGTCTGCGCTGGCGAACGTCCCGGTGAATCTCACGCCCTTAGAGTTGGAGCTGGTAGCAGCGGTCACCGCATCGCGTGAAGAAGCATTGTGAGTGACCTCGTTCGCCAGGGTGGTATCCCCGGCCGCTGGAGCGCCGCCTGTGCCCAGGGCAGCATAACTGACCTGCTTCGAGCTGGCAATGGCGCCCAGAAGGCGGGACAGGTAATCCCGGAAGCCCTCGTTGACGACCAAGTTTTTCTGCCAGCCCGAATCGCCGACAATGTCATCACTCTCGGTGATGTGCAATCGGAAGAAGCCGCGCACCTTGATATGATCATCGCCCGGCGCATCGTCGTACTGGATCGCGTCACAGGCGTTGCAGCGGTTGGATTTCAGCCGTGCCCCACATGTCTTGCAGTTTTGTCGTACAAGTGTATCTAACATTTCATTTCCCTCCTGAATTTATGGATATCCATTCCAGATATTAGCGAATACTCGCTCAACGTCATCGGCGCTCCTGGCTTCCTCCAGCGCGCCGGCTATTGCCCCAGATAATGATAATGGCAGGTGGCTCGTTTCAAAATCTCGCTCGATCCTGCCGTATTTCTCGATTTGTTTCAGCGACCAGCGATGCCAGGTGCGCATCTCATTCAGCATTTCCTCTTCCTCTCGAAGGCGCCCATTGCCATTCTGCCCTGGCTGGTTCTGGTTTTGACCCTGCTGGAGCTGCGGCGGTATCTGTGGCGGGGCAATGTCCGCCTCTTCCCACTCCTCGACCGGATCAAAGCCCGTCTCAGTGCGCGCCTCGTTGCGGGTAAGCCACGCCTTTTGTGCTACAGCCTTTTGCAATCTCTCGTATTTTGAGTTTTGATCCTCCTGTAGGGCGCGCACCTCGTTCAGATCGCGCTTTACGTAGATATCGGGATCGTCGGTGAAATCCGGCTTCAGTGAGGCGTTGATCTTCGCGTCATCTGCGCGCCACTGGGGGATCAACTTTCCCTCGGTAAACATCTCGCGCGCCTCTTTGAAGTTTGCATAGGTAGCGCGCTCCAGACCCGCACCCAGCCCGGCAACGATAGCCGGTACGCCTATGACCGCCGCTATCCGCTCCTCCGGGACACGGTGCAGAGTGGACATATCCAGGTCCTTAGGTGAAAATCCGAATTGATGAACCTGGGTCTCCCGTGACATCACCGCAATATTGCCCCGCGATTCGCTGCTGAACTTTTGGCGCAACTTGTTCGTAAGCCGATCCGCATCCCCCTCACTGATAGTTACCCCGCCAGCAGGTATAACCACCAATCCGGGCACGGCATAGTTTTTGAGCAGCGCATCGATGAACTGGTTGGCCTCATTATCCGAGCTCATCTCGCGCACCAGGGCTTTCAGGGGCGCCAGCCCCTTGCGCATGTCCTTGTCGTCCAGGCCCAGGCGGAAATGAACGACGTTTTTCACCGGCACCCTGACTGTCTCGCTGGGCGTGATATGGTACTTGTAATAGCTGATCCAGTCCGCGGGCCTGCCGTTGTCGCCCTTTTCCGTTGCTGGCTCCATGACAGAGGGCGAGATGGGCCAGATTTCCACTACGTTGCCGGTCAGCGCGTTTCCAGAGCGCACTTTCAACCAGTAGGCGTTTCCATCGACGTGCTTCGCCCATGCAGTCCAGAACAACAGCTCCTCCATCGTCAGCTCGCCGTCCGGCGTTGGATAGGTCAGCAGATCCTGGAGGGGGTGTTCCTCCAGATGCTCATCGTTTCCATCCGGGTCTTTTTGCATGACCACCAGCGGAGGCTCCGGGTAGGCAGTAGCGACCGCCATGAGACACGCAAATACAGCGGAGTTGATGGTGCGCTTATCATAGCCCGCGCCGGGACCGTGTACCAAAGTCTCAATGCGCTCCCAGTTTACCTCCGCGGTCGCCGGGGTGAATTTAAGTGCTCTCGTTGCCAGTTGTTTGATCAGGCTCATATCTCACCCCCACGTAAACACATATCCCCCCAACGAATATCAACGTCGCCGGCAGTCCCAGCCACAGGAAAACGCCGTATGACAGGAAGCAGAAGCCGGCAAATGCTATTATATCATCTAAGCGGGTCCTAATATATTTCAAGACGACCTCCAATACCGCTCCATGCGATTGTCATTGCCATTACCGTATCGTCGTGCATGCCCTCGGGCGCTCCATACCTCCAGGCTCCAGACGGGGTTCGTTCTCCCTCATAAGCCTGGAGTTCCCCGATCTGTATGGGATCGTTGAGTATCTTGATTTCGCTATGCTCGAAAGCGGCCTGCAAATCCTGAATCGCCGCCTGTTTGGTTGCGTTCGTGGTGGTAAATGGAATTATCGACAAATCCCGACTGACCATTGCCTCGATGACTGGCTGCCCGATAGAGTTAGCCTCGATGATCATTGTCGATAGATTGAACCGCTTATAAATACCCTCCAGGCGATCCTCAAGAACGGAATAATCTATGCGATTGAATCTATCCAGATAAACTTGCCGTCTCTCGCCAACGTCAAAAACAGAAACGGCAGTAAAATCTACCAACGTTGCCACATCAACCCCGGCGATATATTGGTGTCCGGGCTGTGCCTCAGAAAGCTCTTGAGAGCTGGTCGCCTCCATCACGCGCCGGAATACGCCGCCAGCGTCGGGCAAGAATTGTGCAAATATCTCCTGTTGTACTACTCGATCCGGCAAGTCCTCCACCATCTTATCGATTTCGGATTTGGGGATATATGGATTCTCATAGCTGGATAACTGCCAGCAAGCCCAGTCGTCAATTTGAGGATCCAATCCCCGTTGATACATCTGCCAGAATCCGTTCATGCCCTTGGGTGTCCCACCAAAAAAGCCGTCGCCCGCGTAATCAATCAGTGTAGGGCGGATAATGAAATTCCATATCTCCATAAGGTCGCGCACGAAGCCGGCCTCGTTGATGGTAAAGCGTTTATATTTCCTGCCGCGTATCAGGTCTGGATTGTCGAGTGACCAGAAGTCAATCGATCCGCCCGTCGTTAGCTCAAGGCGCATTTCCTGGGCGTTACGACGCTTTATGATTGGCGCAACCAGGTTGTTGATTGCCCGCCAATTCTCCATAAGAGTCTTATAGGTCGGGGCAGCAAATCCCACATCATAGCCCTGTAACGTTGGCTCGATTGTTTTATTCATCTCGTAAACATCTTTACCAAATCGCCGCCCACACGCCATAACGTTGAACCGCTTTAATCCGTTATCAATCTTCGCCTGCCCCGGATGATAGCCCGGAAGCCGCAATCGGATTGTTGACATATTCCACTTCGATTTTCCCGGTACTGGTCACGTCTAAATGATCCTTGAACATAGCATAAATGCGCGCCAACTTTTCAAGCGCACTCTGTGAATCATGTAATTCGATCTCAATCCAGTGTTCCTCTTCTTCGTCGCCATCCCGCTTTTGCCGAATGGTAGTTTTCTGTTTGAGCTTCTTGATTAAGTGCGTAAGCCCTAATTCCTTCGCCTTCTCAAGTGATAAATGAAAACTCATGCTTTCAACATCCATGAAGTCGCCCAGGTCAGCGCGCGCCATGTCGGATAGGCGGCGCAATACTTCGCTTACAGAAACCGCGTTTTCTTCAAGGCGTTGTTTGATTTCTTGCGAAACCTCAACTTTCTTCAACAGCCGAGCGCCTTGACTATAAGCCGTCCTCGCCGAATAGCCGGCGCGTTTAGCCGCCTCCGTTGCATTGAAGCATTGAAGATACTCCTCGATAAAAACCCGCTGCTTGCGTGTCGTCATCTCACCACCATCTCAGGGGCAGAACACCCTGTACCTCTTCCCTCCGCGCCTTGGTTTTTCCCACCTGCGCCCCTCTGCCCCTCCTGAGGTATCCCCCTATGTTTTCATGCGAAATCTGGCACAATAATTGGCGACCATTTGTGTAAGCCTGCCAGGATATTTATCACGCGCACAATTAATAACCCCACAGCCAATAAAAGAATAATTGGGATACCCACACGTCCAACAGCGATAGTAAAGATTCCCATTCCAAATCATTTGCAATCGGCGTAGCCACAGGGGAATTGGAAACCATATTGTTTTATGAATTTTTATTGGATATCGTTTCATGTCTTTACCTGCCCTCCAGCATCCTTACCCGCTCATCCAGGCCCATAATCATCACGCCCTGCATTAGCGTCCTGTTCTCAAGCTCCAGCACTCGCTCCTCCAGGTCATCTGGCGGAGGTGGCGGGTTCTGGTCGCCCAGCCATTCATCAAGCGCCGCCAGGTCGCCAAAGAATACGTTCACGTCGCAACGGTTCGGCACCCCTGGCACGGCTGGCACCCAGGCATGAGAGCCCGCAATGCCGATCTGCCACAGCCGCGTATTGGCCCACGTCCAGCCGCCGGGGATTGTAGGCTGGCTTGCGCTGGTCCAATGCGCAACCCATCCAGCCGCGCCCTCGGGCAAGGGCATATTATTGGTGAGTACCTGCCAGAGGTAGGGGCTGGAATACATTCCACCCAATGGATGCACCATAGTCAGAAAATCAGAAATTCTCACCCGCCGCGTGGTGACGGTGATCCCGTCATTAGCCTCCACATCCAGCCACATGCGGGTGTTGCGGTTGACGGCCTGGTACATCGGATCGATGGCGCTCAGGTAATTATCAGCCTGGGCTATCCCGCTCGCCCCGTCACGGAAAAAGTGATATGCCATCAGGCGCAGGTCGGAAGCGTAAGCCCGCGGCCAGCGCGCCTCGAACTGCGGGTCGCGGTAGCTGCTGCCCTCGCTCGCCTTGAAGATGACGAATCGGTAGCCTGCGTTATAGACCTGGTCGAAATCAATCGGATCCGCGTTGTACCTGGATAGGTCGATGCCATAAACAACGGGGTAACTGTACCCCTCTATCCGGTCGATAAGCAGGTTAGCGGTGAGCTCCCAGCGCGCCCAGAAGCTATCGAATGGCGCGGCGAAGTCGGAGTATTTACGCGTGCGTGGGTCAAATAGTTGAGTCACATTTCCGCCTTTCTGTAATAACTCTTATGCCTGCTTACCATCTTCTGTAGCCTTCCAATCCTGACAAGTTTCCTCAGCCTCATCCGCAAGCCATCAGGGGTAATTGTCGTGTCGGGGTCTATCTTCTTGATCTGCTCGTAAATCTCAGCGTTGGTATAGTAGCCCTCCGGTACCTCCGCCTCTTCGATAAGCTGCTTAGCTAACTCCGCTAGCAGTTCATCCCGATCTAAATCTTCAATGCCCATACCCTGCCTACTTTCGGTTCGTACTTGAACCTGTTGGGATCGTAGGAATACGCCCCATCTCGGATGCTGAACAAATGCCCGCCAATGTCGGAGATAGATAGCTCACCGCCGATCCGATATATGTACTCGGTTTTGAGCGTCCATGCCCTGGTACATACGGCAAAGGTATCGAAGTTGCCTCCGCTGTCGGCGTAGCGGTGGTTGTGCGAGCGGATAGCGATGTCTGGTACAGGCTGGCGCAAGTCGTTCAGGTAGTGATAAGTAACCTGGACCGCTAGTTTGTTTGCCGCATTTTTCTCGGTCCACGGCAGCCGCCCCATGCCCGTATGATGCGCCAAGTCGAATTTCAGTCCCGCAATCTCCGCCCGGCAGTGATACCAGGATTGGGTGTTAGTGTCAGGTATAGTGTTGTCCAGGTCTTTTGCTATCGCCTCTTCCATCCACTGGCTTTTGCCCTCGTGCGCCATGGTGCCGCGGATGACGATAACTTTATCGACCACCTCCAGCATGGGCGTTAGCGTTTCCAATATCAGCGCCATGATGGTCGCCTTGTTATGCGTGACGAGCTGCGTGGTGCGCCGCTTAGTATCCAGCTCGCCCAGGTCGCCGTTCAGGACTGCAATCTTGCGCCCAGGCAACCGACCGACTTCCTGCCACATATCGCACCACGACTCCCATAATGCCCGCTGGGGGCGGGATGCGCGGTGCGAGTCGCCATCGTCCAGATTCATCGATGGCACGCACAGGCTGACCGTGCTGTTTATGTGGTGGTCGCTGGTCACTATTACGTGAGTTTCCATCTCGACCCCTTCGGCAATCTTGCCGATGATTTTATTTAGCATGTTAAGGTGCTTATTGTTTCGTTCCAAAAATGGAGCCGATAATCCCGCCTATGATTGCTAATGCGGTATTGGCTCCACTCCACCAGGTAGATACGGATTTTAGGTTATCAATGTCATCGCGCAGTTCCGCGATCGACGCAGCATTATGCGCTACCATCACCGGCGTTTTTGATATCTCATCTATGCGCCCCAAGATGCGCCGCTCCATGTCATCCATGCGCTCGTTCTGCTTGAGCAGGGCAATATAAAATTCCCGCGTCGATATCCTGCTATTGACTTCATCCTCTGGCATTGTTTATCCCCCTATGCCTTCCTTCCTGCGAGCTTCGCAGCTATGTCCTCAGCCGCAATCATCCCGATTAACCACATGACCAGGACGGTGATCGTCTGCCAGACCTCGTCCGGCACCTGGATGTAGTGGAACACGATCACCTGGATTAAACCAAATACCGCTAACCAGAATTTCCTAGATTTCAGTAGACTTGCCATGCTGTTCCCTCCTATCTGATTTACCGGAGCGGGGGGATTTTAACCCTGCTCCTCGGTGGCTGGACAACCTCTCTGATGCTCACGGCCTGATTACGTGTGATCAGCACAACCAGTCTGGGCCACACCCCGTGAGCCGCTCCGGTGGGTTATATTTCGGCAGGTGGGCCAGGTCGCTCGACTGTCTGATGTTGCGGTGTATCTGTCGCCAACCGCCCGGCGAATTGACTCCCCATGGGAGAACCTCAGACTACGCCTTAGTGACACATCGCCCTCGCTGCCACCTGCCTTGACCACCCGCCACAGTGGCGCATGCCCCAATGACAGAGGCTTGGCGGGTTTACTACTGATATTATACCCTAAAATGTGGAGTTCCTCTGGCCTGTTAGTTATCGGCATTGGCCTGGGGGTGCTGTTAGTTTGGGAAATAGAAAGCAAATAGCCTGGACTAAACTCGGGTTCATCCGTGTGATCTAACGATCCTATATCCAGGCAGAGCCGTCCGAAAGGGCGGCTCTTGCATTTAACAGATTTGTCAGGAATTGGTGCTTGACAAATAAACAATTGTTCTGTATAATACCTACATCTGTTAGGAACTAATCACATGGATATCAAATCTCAGGTCTATAAATATATCAATGATTACAAAGCCCAAAACGACGGCAATTATCCCAGTGTTCGCCGGATATGCCGAAAATTTGATATTGCCTCTACAAATACCGCTCATAAGATTTTGCATGAATTGATGGAAGACGGCAAAATCAAACAAAACGAAGATAGGCAAATCATGGTCGTAGGCGGCCTATGGCTGCCGCCTGCTTAAATAATTGGCGACGGGTTGACACTCGCCGTGAGACCCGCCGCCAAAAAGGAGATGATGCAATGCACAGTATACCACAAGAAGTCTACATCTATCTATACGGGCTGGCGATTATGCTGGTCATCGTGGGGCTATCAATCATCATTGACAATCAGATCAAGGGAGGCAAGCCATGACACACACGCCAAAACCGTGGATAGTTAGGACCGACACGGCCATAGTAAATTTGGTTGTCTCGCCTCCTGGAGAACCAGCAATAGCGGGGATATTTCCACAATATGGCGCTGATGGCGAACCCAAATATGACATATATGCCCATGCCTATCTGATTGCCGCCGCGCCCGAGTTGCTTGACTTTGCTTCGATAATAAACAAGTTCGCAAAAAATCCGACTAATCGCACGGCCTATACGCAAAAGCAGGCAATTAGCATGTTAGATTGGATGATTAGCATGGCAGACGAAATAGTCCGCAAGGCGAGAGGGGAACAGCCATGACCCTGACAATCACAAACACCTGGGACTATGGATTATGGCCGCTTGAGCGAGCGCACCTGCGTTTCGAGATCGACCAGACGGGACGCAGCGGAGAATTTCCCCCGCATTTACAGCGGGTTTGGGAGCGGTACACCGAGTTCAACCGCCAGCGCCGGGAAATCAATGACCATGCGGAGTACAAAGAGGCGTATCGCACTTCGGATATTGTTTACAGCCATCTGCTCCGCGGTTACCTCCGCCACCTGGAGCGGAGATTGGATAACGAATGCACCTGCCGCGAGGATCGGGCGCAAGCCTGCCCGGTTTGCAGGGCGCGGATAGCGGCACAGGGCGATGAGATCCCATTTTCAGAGAAAGGATAAAAGCATGAAAATCACGCGTGAATACCTCGTTGGCCTTGGCGCAAGCTGCGAACAACTGGACACATTCTCAGACGAATGGCCGGATGGCGCTGAGATTACATTGGATAACTGCCTGAGGGCAGCAGAGCTGCGCCTTAATCTGGATTGGCTGGCGGAGAAAATGTTTCCCGCCCCGGCGCGGGAAGCCTACGAGAAGGCAAGAGCCACGGCGTGGGAAGCCTACGAACAGGCCACGGCCCCGGCGTGGCCTGTTCGTAG